GTCTTGTAGTGTTGGTTGAGGCATTTGTGATTTCTCCTATTGATGAACGGCTACATCTTGTACGGGCCGAGAAGCAGCGCGGGGATAATCACGCCAGCGCCGCCCGATGCAGCCAGCGCGCGCGCCCGCACGAAATTGCCGGAGGTCGCAGTGATTGCCTGGCCACTGGCGTTGGCCATGAGCGGGTCTCCGTTGTTGACCGCAGCGCCGGTCAGCAGCTTAGTGATTCCAAGGATCGCGACCTCGCCCTCGACTCCCTGCGCGTTGGGCTTGTCCTGGACCACGCCATCGGCGACGGCGCCAGCGCCCGTGAAGTTGATCTGCCCGGACGAGTTGACGGTCACGAAGTAGAACTGCGGGTTCACAGTTCCACCGCTCGTGAGGTCCGCCGCCGCCGGAAGGCCGACTGAACGTAATGTCTGTTCGAATGCCATGTCTGTTGGTCTCCTTTCGCCCTACCGGGCGAGGCGAATGCCAGCCCGCTCGAGCGTGGCGATCAGGCCCTTCGCGTTATGCTGCGCCACGAAAGCGCCGTATACCTCGGGATGCTCTTCGAGCATCTGAGCGTAGGCGCGCTCCTTGGTCAGCTTGGTGGTACCGCTTTCGGCGTAAAGATTCGGAGTCTCTTTGCCGCGATTCTGGCGAGCGTAGGAAGTGGCTTGGGCTTCAAGTTCCTGAAGCGAGCCAGTTGCGCCCTGGTTCGGGTTGACGTGCGAAGTAATCATGCTCCTCTCGCTTTCGATCACGCGGGCGGCGGTCAATTCCTCACTGACATCCGCCACGCTGAAATATTGGCCGCTGGGTTTCTTCTTAGTGAGGAACTCCGCGGCCTTCTCGGGACAGCCCGCCATCTTGCACAGCGCGCCGATGGCTTCGATGTCGCCCTCGGGACGCATCCGTAACGGCAGACCGGCCACGCCAGCGATTCCCGCAAGAGGAGCCGCGCCCTCCGGTTTCTTGGCATCGCTCTTTGCGCCCTCGCCGCAGGCGTGACAGTACTCCGCGCCTTTGCGCAACTCGGCACCGCAGGCGTGGCAGAACTTCCCGGACGCCTCGCCCTCGGCCTTCGCGCCACAGGCATGGCAGAATGTCGCATCCGCATGAAGCTTGGTTCCGCACGCGTGGCAGTACTTCGGTTCGTTGTTGGTCTTCTCGTCGCCGTCGCCGTCACCCGGCTTTTTACCCTCGGCGGCGATGGTGAGCGTTTCATTGGGCATACTTGCTGTTACCTCCTTGGTTGTGGATATTGCGGCAATCGCCGCCGTTGAACTCTGGATCGGCTCGCCGAGCAGTTTCCGAAGCGCGTTCATGGCATCGCCCAGCGTTCCGACTTCGTCGGCCAGGAGCGGAACGGCATTCTCCGCCCAGTACACGCCGGCCTGCGTCGCGACGATCTTCTCTGCGTCGGCCTTCCGGTTCCGCGCGACCGTTGCTACGAACTGGTCATACTGCCGGTCAATCTCGGACTGAATGTCTTTCTCGGCCCGCTCTGACAGCGGTGCATGCGGATTCCCATCGACCTTCCTGTCGCCCTTGAAGATGTAGGTGTACTTGAACCCCTGCTCGTCGTTGAACTTGGAATCCTCGGTATGCAGCACCACGACGCCGACGGACCCGACCGCTCCCATGCGCGTGATGAAGATCCTGTCGGCCGCGCTGGTCAGGGCGTAAGCCGCCGAGAACGCGAAGTCGTCAGCGACCGCATAGATCGGCTTCGCGCCGCGCAGCGAGTAGATGAAGTCGGACAGTTCCAGGCAGCCTGTGGTTTCGCCGCCCGGCGAATCAACCTGCAGGAGGATCGCCCGGACTCCGGCATCGTTCACTGCGTCCTGAAGGTAGCCCCCGATCTGCGCGTAGGAACTGCAACCACTCAGCGCCGAAACCCAGGATTCCGCTTTCGTCAGCACACCCTGGATCGGAATGATCGCGACGCCGTCGATCACCTGGTAGCCGCTATCATCGGCCTGCTCCAGGTAAGCGGTGGCGAACGGCTCAACGGGCTTTACGCCGGTCAACGGAATGATGCCCAGCCGTGGCCCCAACGCCTGGACGATCACGTCCAGCTTGGGCGGGTGAATCATGAGCGGCGTGTTCACAAACCGCGATGCGACACGAGTCAGATTCGTCATGGCTTCACGTCCACCTCGCCCTTGCTCGCGTCCTGTTGGATCTCGGGCTCCGTCAATCCGGCGTTGCGCCCAGTCAGGACCTTGCGGCCATCGCTGTCGTAGGACAGCCCAAGTTTGTCCGCCCGCTTGTTATCTGCTGTCTGCTCCGCATCCACGGCACCGGCGTCGCGCCCTTGCGCCGCAACCTCAGCCGAACGCGTGGAGAGACCGCTGCGGATCGCATCGTTGGAAGCCTTGATGTCTTTCTCGGGATCGACCCACGGCCATCCGGGTGTGACCCACTGCACTTCCTCGAACGGCTCGGGATCTTTGTTGTACGCGTTCAGCAGGTCAATGCCGAACACCAGCGCGAGCATCGCTTCGCGCAGCCACCGCTTATAGGTCGGATGGCAGACCTGAAAGATGAAAACGGAATGCTGATACTGCTCGCACTTGCGGCGGAACTCCAGCAGACCGGCCCGGATCGAGGAATAGTTGATCCCCGACAAGTCGCCGCTGATCTGGTACTCGGCGAGCCCGGCCCCACTCGCGAAAGCTTGCAGGCAACTTCGAATGAACGATTTGAAATCGCCGCTGTCTTTCGCCTCGGCAAACTGCACCTCTTCGCCGAAGTTCAACACCTGAAACGTGCCGGGTTCGAGCTTGCTGATCTGTGCTCCCGGCTCCGTCTGAGTCGGCCCGTTCTGGTATTGGTCTGGTGGAATGATCGGATTGTCCGGGCTGGCCTGCGTGATGAATCCGGTGATCATCGCCGCGAGTTTTTTGCGGACGATCTCCGCGTCCGTGTACTGCTCCAACTCGTAGAGCTTCGCGATTACCGATGTCAGCCACGGCTGTCCCCGGAACTGGCCCGCGCGGATCGGCTTGTAGACGTGCAGCACCTCCGTGGCCGGCACGCGCTCGACCGAGAGAGCGTCCATCGGGAAGAACATCGTCTCGCCCGGATGCGCCTTCCAAAAGTGGTACGCCGCGCGCCGCCCATCGGATTGGAACTCGATACCGCATCGCACAGAGTTGTTCGGCGGCATCCGCTCGACAGCCGTCCGCCACAACGGTAACTGCTCAGCCTCGATGAGCTGCAGTTGCAGGGGAACTGTCAGCCCTTCTTTTGCGGAGCGCGGCCGGAACCGGACAAAGCACTCGCCGGCCTCCATGACTTCGCGCGCGATCACCATCTGCTGGCCGTAGAAATCCGTTTGACCCGATGCGGGATTCCGCGGGTCGTACTCGACGTCGCACTCCCGAGTCCATCGATTCCACTTCCTGGTGATCAGGTCGCGCACCTTCTCGTCCGGATGGTGCGGCACCAGGCGAATTCCACGCCCGATCGCGTTGGCGACATACGAGTCCACGGCACCCGCCGCCCACGCGCTGTTTCGAACCGCGTCCCGATTCCGCGCCTGCAACTCCAGGCCGTGCGAAAAGAGGAGCGTGTTCAGGCCGAGGAACGGAGGATTCCAGCCAATACCGCGTCGCCCGCGACCGGCAGCGTCGAAGGGGAACGTCCCCATGGCTCGCGTGCGCGGCGGCGCGATGGTCATCGCGGCGGCCCTACGAACGAGGTTCATTGCGCTCCACGGAGATCAACATTCCAAGCCAGACAGCCAGCACGCCGCCGATGAGTGGACCGAGTGGGCGGTATATCATCCAGCAGCCCCATACCACGGAGGCCATGCCACCGAAGAACAAGGTCTTTTCGAGGACTGCCGGTGTTTCCTTCCGGCACGCTGCAACGAACTGATTCCCCAAACCTCGCGCGGCGGCGGTCACTCGCCCGAGCCGATCCACTAGTGCCCCCAACCGTTGGTCGTGTAGACTCGCACCTGGCGTACCTGCTGCGGCCCGGACTGCTGGGCGATGTCGTTCAAGATCAGATTCCGGAGCTTCAAGTAGTCATCCACGGAATCGAATTCGAACTCGCGATCCTGAAAGCGGACTCGCCTCGCCCCCTGCTTGCGCGCGGCGTCGAGAGCATCGAGGTCGGTCTGAGTGAATGCCATTAGAGGTCCATCCTGAAGCGCACCTGGTTACGCGCGGCTTGCCTGCCATCCGCGCGCTGCGTTTGCTGCTGCGGTGCTTGTTTGACTTCCTTCACCGGAGGTCTGCCGACCCGCCGCTCGAGGTCGGCCCAGTGCTTCTCCTGGAAACGGTCGATGCCGACCCGCCCGGCCGCTGCGCGCGCATACACGCGGCAATCGAGCGCCTCATTGCGCTCGCGCATCTTCTGCCACTCGTGCCGGCGATACCCCTTGACGACCTTCGTCACCAACTGCTCGGCGGTGATCTGTTTGAAGTACTCTTCGCTGTAGCGCGGGAAGTGGCAATACCCCGGTGGGAACGGAATCCCCTTCGCCACGTCCTCATCCGTCGGCCGATCCTGGCGCAGCCACCGGTACAACTCTTCCTTGGCCATGCCGGAATTGACCGGCCACACCCGCACTCCGCGTTTCAGTTTGGCGCCCGCTGGCCCGACTTCCACCGGCGCGGCCGATCCGATGAGCGCGGGCGTTCGCGAATCGCCCTTGATGACCAGCACCCGCCCGCCCTGGCGTCGCGCCCACTGGTACACCTCGATGGCGGCAAAGCCCGAATCCACGGCGAGTTGCAGGATTTGCAATTCCAGGCCGGACTCGGTGGAGAAGGATTCGTTCAGCAATCCGGTGAGTTTCTCCCAGACCTGCGGCCGCGAGGTGTCGCCCTCGAATACCCGATAGTCGACCGACCACGACTCCTTGCCGCGGCCCCACGCGGTGATCTCAACCTCGATGCGGTCCTTCTGGACATCCGCGCCAGCCGTAAGGAACAGCCCGCCAGGCGGTACGGTGCCAACCTTGTACGATTCCCGCCGGTCATAAAGCTTCTGCCACTCCGGCGCTTCACCGAGCAGCGTCCACGTCTCGCCCAGCACGGTGTTGACGAAGACCTGAAGCAGCGCGGAATTCTTCTGCGCCTGCTCGAACTGTTTTGCCGCGTCCGACCACGCGAACCAACCCACCGGCGAGTACAGGCTGGAGAGATGGAAGCCGGCGGTCTTGCCGTCGCCAACAGCGCTGCGCCGCCACTCTCCGCACGCCAGCATCGATTGCTTCTGGTGATTGTGAATTTCCTGCCCGCAATGCTCGCAGATGTAGACCGCTTTCTCCGTCTCTCCTTTCGGCCAGCGCAACTGCGCGAACTTGAGCGTCTGAAACTCGCGGCAGACCGGGCACGGCACCCAGTAGACCCGCTTATCGCTCTCTTCATACGCCGCCTCGATTCGGGACATGCCCGTGATCTTCGGCGTCGAGCACATGAAGATCTTGCGGCGCGCGAACGTCCTAGTGCGCGCGGTGGCCAGGTTCACCGGATCGCCCTCGCCCTCCACATCGCCGGGATACCCGTCCACTTCGTCCAGGAACAGATACCGCGCCGCCATGGAACGGAGGCCGACCGCGGAGTTCGCGCCGGTCATCACCAGCACACCGCCGGGAAACTCTTTTGACAGGACCGTGTTCCCCGAGTCGCGCGACCGCGGATCGCTGACCAGCGCGCGCAGCACCTCGGACTCCTCAATCAGCGGATCGATGCGCTGCTTCGAGTTGCGCTTGGCCATTTCCACGGTGGGCTGGATCGCCATCATGGGGCCGGGCGCCTGGTGAATCACATAGCCGATCCAGTTGTTTCCGCACTCCGTGCCGCCGATCTGCGCGCCTTTCATGAAGACCGTTCGCTCGACGGGCGACGACGGCGACAGGCAGTCCATGATCTCGCGCAGGTATGGTGTGCGCTCCGTGCGCCATGGGCCTGACTCAGCCGACGCGCGCTGTGAGAGGGCGCGGTACTTGTCGGCCCACTGCGAGATCGTCAGCATCGGGTCCGGCCGCGCTCCAGCCGCCGCTGCTGCCGAATAGATCTCTTCAGCCGTTGGAGTCTGCAAACTCATTCAGCGCCCTTCGGATCTCGGTCGCCAGGACTGCGTAGCACTTCGCTGCATCGCTTTCGGCGGCTACCATTGCCGCCACGCGATCCGGGATGTTCAGTATGTGATCGCGGAACTGCCGGAACTTGTTAAACGCGGCCACTTGAACTTCGTCCTTCGGGACCAGCGTGGCCACGCGCTCTTCGTACTCGATCTTGGCGAGTCGCGCCTGGTAGTGCTCCCGCACAGCGCGCGCCTTCGCGTACTGCGAAGCGCCGAAGATCGAAACGTCGTCATCCTCCTGCTCACGCTTGGCGACCGGCGGCGCGTGCCGCCTCGTGTTC